GACCAAGTAGAAGAAGAATTTACTGAAGATGATTTTATAGAACAAGAACTAGAGCTACTAGATAATATAGATGATGAAGAGAAAGATACTAAAAAAGAAAAACGAAACAGAATTAGATCAATCGTAGCATCTACTAATTCCCTACTTGAAAGAATAAACCCTAACATAACTGGAGGCACTTCTCAAACTAGCACTACAGTTTCTGTATCTAGTAGTACCTCTGGTGCATCATCATCTCCTATGTCTGTATCTAGTTCGCCTAGTATTTCAGATCAGATAGCTTCATCTCAAGCACAGACTAATACTGTCTTACAATCTATTAATCTTGTACCTATGCCTGCAATAGGCAATACACCTTCTACAATGATGGCTGAGGTCCAAGTTACAACTATGGATAATCAGATAGAAAGTATGACTAGTACTATGGTAACAGCATCTGAAGCTGATCAGATCGCAGAACAGATAGTAGCTAGTAACATAAGGGCACAGCAAGAACAATCACAACAACAAGAACAAGAATCTGGTACATACGATACAGCAGGACAAGCAACATTACTTGCCTACATGAATTACTTGCCAGGTTTTGATACCTACCAAGATATGAGCATACCGCAACCTACAGAATGGTATGAGCCTAGAGCTATCTATACAGATATAACTATCGATGATAACTTTGTTGCGTATGGAACTATGGTAGGCAATACAATTAATAAACTGTCTGGAATGACATCTGGACAACCTATGGATTTATTTGGAGGATAATATGGCAGAGGAAGAAGTAAAAGTCGTAGAGGTAGAAAGAGTCTCTTGGTACAACAACCCTGAAGGTTTTGACAAGTGGAGAGTTTTTCCAAGAATACTTATCACCTTATATGGTGTTATGTTTTACAAGACATGCGACTGGTTTATGACATTACCTGATCCAACCAATTCACAATCGGCATTTGTATCTGTAATAGTAGGTGCAGGGGCTGCATGGTTTGGTTTGTATGTAGGCAAAAAATAGGAGGACAATATGAAAAATTTATTACCTAAACTTCAACAGTACATTACCATTATAGGGGTGATCACTGCAATAGGTGGTGGCTTTTACACATGGGGGCAGTTTAATCTTCGTCTTGATCAGATAGAAGCTAAAACTAAAAAAAGTGTTAACTTAGCACCTCTTAATGAAAAGCTATTAGTACTAGAAGAAAAAGTTAAACAGCTTGAACAGAAGTCTAATAATAATCAAAACCCACTAGCTCAATAATTTACAACATAAATACTTATCATTTAAACTATTGATTGGACAAAGGTTGTTTTTCTGTGTATACTACAATTAGTAACATAGGAGAATTATCAGTGGAAAGTATATTTTTACATTTAGCATCAGCATTAGTGATGCTTTTGTGCTTTTTACAAGTGTTTTGAAAAAAAATAATCGTTTAAATGCTCATACAGAGCCTTTTAATATGTTTCAGGTACTGTAATATCAAAAATAAACAATTTTGTTGTATGAGCTTCTATTCCCTTTAAACAGGGTTTTACATAAATTTGTATGATTTTTCTACTAATTCTTCAAACTCTCGCTTAAATTCTCGTAGAAGGTTGGTCAAGGACAGTGTACCTTCATAATCTTGATTCCATTCATCCATCGTCTTTCTAAAAACTTCAGGATTAACTGACTTATTTTCAAGGTACACTTTCCCATCTTGCGAAAGCTCAACAGTAAATTGAGCTAGAAGTGCTCTAGTCGGCTTTTTCTTCGGCTGGTGCATTTGTATTGCCTATCACTTTATTAGTTGTGGGATCGACCATAACATGCCCCATAGCTCTAAAAGCCGTTAACATATCACTAACTTCAGCATATGGTAGTCCTGCTAGTTTTTGTAAGATAGTGTTTGCTAAAGGTTCCTGCATAAGATAAAACTTTACAGGTTCGTATGCCTCATTTACATCTGGCGTAGCAGGATCATCTGCTTTAAATTTACCATCTTCATCATGGGCTCGTTTCTTTTCGTCTGACATTAGACCTCCTTATCTTCTATAAATAATGCTATTATAGCATAGTGAATTATTTTTAACAAGTCCTTTCTCCGATCTTTTTTTGCACCTTTCTTTCCATATCTTTGTGCATACTTCATAATATTTCCTATACAGAAACCAGTACCATGACCAGCATCTATAATAAATTCTGTTGCCTGATAGTTGTTTTTTGAATAGTGTTCTTTGTATGTATCTTGTATGTAGGCATATACACCATTCAATATATTCTGTTCATCATATTTATATTTAATTGATGTCTTTTTTATTGGGCTTGAACGCAACGACATTATCTCCCCTCTCCTCTATCTCTCTTTCTCGTTTTCTTTCTAATTCATCCATTATCATTTTATTACCTTTTTCCATAACAGTCAACTGTTCTGTTGTAGCCATGTGCATAAGACCAGCAAACAGAATATACATCTGTGTTCCTGTGTAGGTGTCTAAATCAGAAGGTAACAAATCTGCACCTACTATTTCAAAACCTTCATCTTCAGGTTTTAATATTATATACATATTACCTTCTTTCAAATTAAGCTCCTTTAAAAATTTATCTAACTTTTCATTTCTTGCAAACTCTATCTTGTAAAAATCATCATCAGCCATTTAGCCACTCCATAGGTACTAAGCTTTCAGCCCATAAAAATTTATGCCTATCGCACCAATTTGCGTATGTAGTTTTAGATGTTCTTGAAATCTTATTATCAGCATTAACAAAAACAAATCTTATATCAAGATCAGGGTACTGGTCTTTTATAAGAAGATGTTTAACTCTATCATTTGTTGTTAGTCTTCCTTTTGTTTCTATATATATTTTAGATTCTGGTAGGTAGAAATCTGGAGTATAATTTCTTATTTTAGGAACATAATCAAAACTTACTTTTTCATATTGAAAGTCTATCTTGCGTTTACCTAAGTCTGCAGCTACTCTTACTTCAAACTTTGATCTGTATGGTAATCTATATCCTGACATCTTTTGGTTTTTCCCTATCTAATAAAAGATGTAATTCTTCTATTATTGATCTTTGGTATTCTTCTGCATTATCATAATCTATAGCATCATAAAATCTATTCATCAAAACAAATATAATAGCTTTGTTACCTAGTAAATACTTTATTTTCTCCATAGATTCATCTAACATAGCCATACCTCTTTCATATATAAATGGCTGAGTCTTTGATAATTTAGTGTATACAGGAACAGTATAATCGCTATGTCGTAGTTCTTTTATAATACTGTCTCCGCCTATCATAGAATAGTTATCAGGATAAACATAAAAAATATTTTTGTTTTCCTTAAAGTCTGCCATAGTAAGATTATGCATTTTAAGTATGGGCATTTTTTACTACCTTAGTATACCACACATAGGGTGGATTCTTTGCTCTAGATGTATGTTTAGGCAAATACTTAGCATGTTTCCAACAGTGATGCCTAAACCCACAAAAACCACATTCTCTAGGTAAAAGTTTATTACCAGTAGGCTCACCCTTTTCTATTTCATCTGTAGCTTTAAATTGTTTCTCTACTCTCTTCGTCTTTTTTAATTTACGAACATTTACAGTAGCAGCTTCTAGTGCTTCTTTCTTTTCTTGTGCTTGTGTTGATGGAGCTTCACACACTGTAATTTCTCCAGAAGATTTATCCATTACTATCCATCCACCAAAAGGCATGTTCTCACCTTCTGCGTAAGAAAAACCTTGTACGACATATCCAAAAGGATCATCATCTTTTACTTTTTGATACCCACCAAACTCACCAAATTTATTTTGATATGCGTAAGGGCTTGCAGATTTAATATCAAATACTTTTTTATCTATAATAACATCTAGTGTTCCAGTAACTTCTGTATCATCTAAAGTTATGGATGTAGGTTTTTGTTCAGCTTCTACATTAACACCAGATGCTTTCATAACAGCTATCAAAGCAGCTTCTACTAAATCACCTAATAAAAATCTCATTATAGCATTGTAACTGAACGACTGTTCAATACCTAGTTGTTCACATTGTTGTTGACATAAAGGTTTACCTATACCAGATAAGCGTAGGCGAAACTCTCTCGGCTCTCTAGAAAATTGTTTTTCTAAAGCCTGACCGCAAGCTTCCTTAAACTCGTCAACTAAAGAAGGAGGCATTTCAGCCTCCCCCTTCGTAGCTCTATTCAAGAAATCCTGTATGAATACTTGAATATCACTCATTATGCTTCGACAGCAGCAAGGTCGATAGCATCCACGCCTTCACCATTATTGGCTTCAGCATGCTCTTCTGACACTCGGAGATTGTAGGAATTTATCCTGTCTGCAAAAGCTACAAGTAGCTCTCTATCGTCTTTAGATAAATCTACAGTATCAGAAATAGTCAAGTTAGTTGAATAGTAAATGGTTGCTCCATTCTTATGCTTTATAGAATGAGCCTTAGCTACTACATTAGGAGAAAGTAAATTCTTCTTATCAACATCTCTAAAGTATTGAGATATTGCATTGTAGCTTGAGCCTTTTCCATAAAATACTACAGGAACATTTTCTACTGGACTATCTTCACCAGTAGCAGTTTTGCCATCTGCTATTGTTACTAGACCATACAGAACTTGATTACATTTAACAAGTGCTGAAGCAGCAGCTTCTGGGCTGTCTAAACCAATTTCCGTAATTTCGTTTTTGGTAAGCTTACCACATTTAAAGCCCCCCTCTGTATCAGGAAATTGATCGTTGAGCTTGGCTTGTTGCGTAGTGCGAACTGAGTATGCACCCTGCTCATTATCCCATAAGCTATACATAAACCTTCTGATAAAAATCCTAAAGTTAACTTCTTTACCAAATACTTTTTCCTTTGTCTCAGGATTGTATAAAGCAAACTGTCCTCTAGGTAAGGTGTTACCCTCATCATCTTCAGGTGCATGATTAATTGATAGTCTAGCTAGAGAATCTCCACCTTGAGGCTTATCTTCTCTTTGACCAATCAATTCTGCCAGTTGGTCTGCAGACACTTTATCCAGATTTTCTGGAATTACGAGGTCTGAGTTTTCGTTTGTCGCTAATTGTGTCATATTATTACTCCTTATGAGTTGACTTAACACTATTATATAGTAGATATTAAAGTAATGCAAGCATTAATTTGAAAATATTTCTTCAGTATCTAACCAGTTGCTTCCGATTTTGATTTCAATGCCTACTGGCATATCATACTCTATTCCCCATCTTCTCTTGGCTTGCTGGGGTATGGAAAGCATACACTCTTTGACAACATCAATTACTTGATCCTGTTCCTCAGGATGTACATCCACTACTATACTATCATGTACTGTATTACAAAGTAGGGATTTAAAATTGTTTTTCTTAAATGCCCTAAAGGTTTCAACAAGTGCAGACGGAAGTAAATCTGCTGTAGCAAAACCCTGTACAGGATAATTCTTTACACTCGTTCCATGAGTAATTCCTCTGGCTGTTCTTCTTACATAGGGAAATCTGTATTCCCTACCTGACGGAAGAGTCACAACCTTATATTTCAATGCTTGTTTAGCTAAATCCAAATGCCATTCTCCTATCTGAGGATATATATCTGTAAACTCAGAATAGTATCTGTGCACATGCTCAGGTAAACCCATGCCTGTAGCACCATATAAAGGAGCAAAGGTGTGTGCTTTTGCGTTCTGCCTTTCCTCTTTTGTTATTTCATCTTTCTCTTTACCAGTTATTATCGTAGCTGTCAAGTTGTGAACATCTACACCACCCTTGACATTTTCATAAACATGCTTATCTTGACTAAGATAACCTGCTACTCTGTATTCTAGTTGAGCATAATCGCCCTCTAGAATATGACCCCCTTCAAACCTAGACACTACAGCCCTACGAACTGGAAATGTTTTACCTCTAGGCATGTTCTGAAAGTTAGGACTCCTAGATGACAAACGACCAGTGCTTGTTACACACTGCATAAACTGAGGATGAATACGATCACTATAATCTAAATTTTTTTCTATACCTTCTACAAAAGTTTTAAGGTAGGTTTTTATTGCATTAAATCTTAGATAACGTTCTATAAAAATAAATGCCTGTTCGTTACCTCTTTCCCTATATAGGGATAATGCATCTGCATCTGTTTTAAAACCTTGCGTACTGCAAGACATCACGCTTATAGGTGCTAACTTAAATCCTGCTACCTCATTAGTAGGCATGTATTTTATACCTACACCATCACAAGATTTGCAAATGTATCTAGCCTTACCCCATGTGCCATCTTTTCTTTTCCTAGACACTCTTCCATAACCATTACAAACATTACATCTAGTAGCCTCTGTTCTATACTGTACTATAACATTACTAGCTACTGCTCTTTTAAATTGTGCATCTGACATAGGTGTTCTGCGTTTAGGTTTTCTTGTATTACCTCTTACTTCATACCCAAGATTAAATGTCTGTGCCCAAGTCTTTTTGTTCTTAACACCTCTACTAAATAGTAGTTTTGATCTATCTTCTGGACTAGCAAGATTAATAGGTGTATCACCCATAACTCTCTTAATCTCTTCATTAAGATATTTCTCTAACTCATTAGCTTCTAAAGTATACTCATGCTTAACTTTGTTTAAGGCTTGGCGATCTATCTTGATACCATCCTTTTCCATTTCTGCTAAGACTCTTGTTACCTCAAAAGACAGGTACAGTGTAGGCTGCAATTTGCTCAATGCTTTTACCCTCTTGTTTTGACTGACTTAAAGCTACCTCATAGGTAGACTGCACATCAGCTATTCCATATTCTTCTACTATTTCATGTGGTATTATATCAAATCCCATACCATCTTGCAAGTACTTTTCCAATATACCTTTTTTCTTTTTTGTAGTTGTTTGATGTCTACGACAACATTCATCAAGACTTAAAGGCACCTTGACTCCTCTTGCCCATATGTAATCGAACACCATAGTATCATAAACTGCACCAGTGTATATAAACCCAGAAGCAAACAACCACTGTAAATCAAATTTAATATTGTGACCTAGTAAAACATCTGCTCTATCTAGTGCGTCTTGTACTATCTTCATGTTGTTCTCTGTAGGCTGTCTATCGGCATGGTAAAACCATACATACTCAACAGGCTTATCGTCTTCTTTAAATCCTACTGACACTAACTGATTGCCTTCTGTGTAAGGAGAGGGGTCAGAACCTTTGTCTGTTTTTATAAAGGTAGTTTCTACATCTAATGTTAAAATCATTCGTAGTACCTCCCTGTTAACTTATCTATCTCACAAACAACATGACCATGCCACCCTGATATCTTATTCTTAGATACATTTAAAAATCTAGTATCATCATCTTCGCCAGGATTTTTGCCTATGCCTATTATAATATCTGCCTCTCCAGCTTTCCCTGTCTTAGAGCCATCAAGCATAGCAAAGTCTAGTAATTGCCTACCATGAGCATCATAACTAGCTTGCGATACAGCCCACACCATACAAAAGTTTCTTTTGGCTATCTCTCTAGCGTTTACATACAGCTCTTTCAATCTCTCGTCACCTCTGCTAAACTCTCCACCTATCTTAACCTTGTCTAGCTGATCAACAAACAATATATCAATTTTATTTAATTTTGCAAATTGATCTATCTCTGCTATGTCTGAGCCTACAGAATCCATAATGTATAGATTTTCTTCTATCTCTCTTTTGTAAACTTCTTTCATCTCAGGTAAACTATCTTCATAATTATCTTTATGGACATTAAAGTAGGCAGTTAATATTCTAGCCTTCATTCTTCTAGCTGTTTCTTCATTCATTATATAACCAACCCTATGCCCTTTGCGTATTGCTTCTGCAGATAGGAAGGCACAGAAAGATGACTTACCACTTTCAGGG